TACCAGCCCAAACAATCTCGCCATTAGAATTTAAACTTGAACCTGCATGGAATCTATATGTTGTAGCAGATCCGTGCAAAGCAGCAGTTGTAGTAAGTGTAAATAATTCAATTATTGAAGAAGGATTTATTGATTGAATATCACTTATAACACTACTACTCATGGTTCAAACACCTCTCTAAATGTACAACTTAAAATTGCTCTATTATTATATGGAATAGTTTTTGTCCAGTTTTCACAAACATATTGCTTTGCGCCAGATACAGTTACAGATACATTTCCACTATTTGTTGCACCTGCAGCAGCAGTAACAGTAAAGGTATCTACAGTAGCAGATGAAGCAACAATAAAAGTACCATCTGTTGCAGAACCAGTTGTAAAATCAAGGGTTACAGTTTCGCCAATAGCTATACCATGTTTGGTAACAGTGATTGTAATGGTGGTACCAGATTGGCTGTATGTCCCAGTTTTTGATGTACCTTCGCCAGTTGGTGTAAAAGTAAAGCTTGCTTGATCATTAGCTCTACTATCTAAAAATGCCTCGATAACATCAGCATCTTGCTCTGACTCATTAAATTGAACAGTAAATGTTTTTGGGTTTTGATGACTAGCTAAACCAAACAAAACTCTGTGTTCGTAACCATCTGCAAAACGAACAAGTCTTTTTACTGGTGCCGATTTTTTACTATAGCCAACATAAGTAGGTGTAAATGATGGAAATGTAGCCATTATGCAAGTAAACCTCCGGGTCGTTTCTCTTGAATTAGTTGGGCTTGAATAGCAGAAGAAAGAACAAGACCAAGCTCTCTGCTTTGTTGTTCGTTACCCTCTACATTCGAACCTGATGCATCTACATTAACAACAATATTATTTGTAACACCACCACCTATACGATTATTTGGAATAATAGTGCCAGCAGAAGAAGGTACAAAAATTTCAGGACCTTTTTCCCCTACGATTGATGGTCTGCCAACAGGTGGTCTACCACCATTAGCAAATCCGGGCAATTTTTCAAATGGTCCACCAAAAATCGCACCTAATGCTGTATTAATACCAAGTCTTAAAAATTGTCTTGCAATATCATTTAATAAAGCACTCGCAGCTTGTGCTAATGATTTTGTTTGTAATATTGCATCAACCAAAGCATCAGAAACACCTTGAGCAATACTATCACCAATTTTTTCAAAAGTTTCAGATAATTTTTTAGCAGCTTCTTCAGATTCCTTAATTTTATCAACTTGCTTTTGTAAAGGTTTAAGTGCCAGTTCTTTTTTTAAAAGTTCATTTCCTAATTCAACTCCATATTCTTTTTGCAACTCTAACCTTCTTTGTTCTAAATCAAATTGTAATTTTCCCTCTTCAGTTCTTATTTTTGATCTTTCGATTATTTGTTCAAGTTCCTTTTTTTGTTCATGTATATTTTTAGCTGCTGTTCTAAATCCCTTTGCCAAGTCAAGTTCTTTTGCATCTTTCAATCTTTGTTGTAATTTTTCTAATTTTTTTTCCAATAATTCTATTTCATGGTTAGCCATGTGTGTACTTCCTATACCATGGAATAGTTCAGCAAAGAAATCTGTAATCACATTTTTCTTTTTCAAACTTTCTTGTAATTTATTAATTTTTTCTTCTGTCTCTTTTATCATTGCATTGGTTTGTGCAACAGTACCTTCTTCTAAAACTCTGTTAAATTCTTTCTGTGCATTTATAACTTTTAAAATTTCAGTAGCAAAAGCGCCAAATGCAATAACAGCCAATCCTATACCAGTTTTTGCTAAAGCAACTTTAAATGTAGTGGCAGCAACCGCAGCATTTGCAAAACCTGCTTTGGTTGCCAAAAGTGTTGCGTTCATACCAGTAAGTTGACCTGTGGCAATTAATGCTGAAGTTTTAATAGCAATAAAGTTGGTCGAAAGAAGAGGCAATACAACAGACAAACCTTTTGCAGCCAAAGTTATGCCAGCGATAATAGCTGCAGCTTGACCACCCTCTGAATTTAGAAAATCTAGAAAAGCTGTTAAGGCTTTTACTGATTTATCTAAAACAGGTAAAAGAGCCTTACCAAGGCTTTCACTAAAATCATTTACCTCTTCCATTAACAGGTCAACACTACCAGCAAAACCTTTTGAAGCAGCAAGAGCAGCTTCATCATATGATTCTTTAACAATATCCAAAATCATAGTATGCGCTTTTGCTACTTGATTTGTTTTCATAAGTTTCTTAATTACATCAGTCTGTTGTTTACTAAAAGCAATACCAGAACGATTTAAGTTTGCTAAATTTCTTTCAGGGTCTTGCAATGCTTTTGCAAGTTGCATGAAAGAAGTACTAACATCAACTTGATTAATTTGTGCAATGTTTGCTGCTTGCTCAGCAACACTTGCATATGAATCAACACCAATTTTTCTAAAACTTGTTAATAAAGCGAATCCACGAGTAAATTCATCTTGACTAAATAAAGTTGCATTTCCTAAATCATCTGCAGCCTTTTCCAACTCTCTTAAAACATTTGTACCTTCACCTAAATTATTTAGACCTTTTGAAAGTATTGCTGCATCTCGTTCTCTGGATTGAAAAACACTTAATGATCTACCAAGAACTGAAACAGCGGTACTAACAGCAAGAATAGGAGCTAAACTTGCTGCCAATGCAGAGCCTAATCCTTTTGCTGCTGTAGATGTTGCAGCTAAAGATTTTGTTGCACCTTTTGATGCTACTGATAATCTATTTGTAGCTGCAGAAGCATTATTTAAAGAACTGACAGCATTTCTGGTATCAACTCTTAAAGTAACAATACTTTCAGCCACTTAGCTTATAAAATACATTTCTTTTATCTTACCTGTTATTTGCTCTTTGACGCATCTTTTTTTCATTCTCATATTTATTTTCGTAATATGCAGCCCAATATATTAATTCCTCTTCTGTCATATTTTTTCTTAACTCTGTTAATGTTTTACCTAGCTCAGATGCGAGAAACAACTCGAAGTTTAGCCAGTTATTTCTCTTTAATCGTTTTTTGCTGTATCAACATCTATTTTAAGTTCAAACAAAAATAACTCAATATCATTTAAAACTTTTTCTGGCAACATTCTTTGAAGGTCAATAGCATCTGCCAAAGCAAACATTTTTGAGCCATCTTCTTTTTGTGCAATCTGACAAAGCAGTTGTGTAGATACCATTAAAGCATCATCAGTACCAACAGCAGTTTGTGCTTTTTGTCTATCAAATCTTGTTAAGGGTGGAAAGTAAATATCAATTTTTTGACCAGAAGGTAACTCCAAAGCATATTTGCGTCTTGCAGACATAACATCACTGAATCCCTCAGTGATGATGTCAATGGTTCTTTTAGTTGTCATGTAATATTTGTTGTATTACCCTAATGTACTATATAGCTGAAGTTATGGCACCTGATGTAATAAAGTTCACTGTTATAACTTGAATCTCACCTAAAGTTGCACCATATTCTGCACCAGTAATGATTCCAGAAAAGCTAATTTTTTTTGCTGAAGTATCTGCATCAGGAAATAACTCAAACAAGGCATCTGCAGTATCGCCAGTTACTAAAACATCATCAATAAAACTTTGGTAATCAGAGTTGCCAGCAGTATCATATAAAAGCTCACAAGAACCTTCGCCAGATATAAGTCCACCAATAAAAGTTTTTGATGTATCACCTTGATTGGTTGTTTCCATTGTGTCTTTTGTAATAGATAAAGACCAAGACCTTGTAGATGCAACATCAGCTTCTGTGCCTGCTGCATTATGGAACATAACTTTACCTACATCACCTTTAACTGCTGTAGCCATGACAAATAAAAAAAGTATTTACAAATAGTTTAACCTTTTTCTGACTTTTTCACATCTTTTTTAGAATTTTGTTGTGCCTCATAATATTTTCTGCATTCTGGGTCCCAATAATTTGGATTCCTTCTGCCTTTTACAGCTTCTATTGCGTCAAGCATTTCTTCTGTAATTTCAAGCTTTGCCATAATTAAAGTCCTTCATATGTTTCAAAGGTAACACGCAATTGTGTTACGAATTTACCCTCAGGTGGTTGTGAAAGTATTTCTGGTCCAACCACTGCATCAAAGATAACATCTGAAACTGTAATCCTATTGTATAGGTCTCTTAATCTTTTGCAAATAGTAAAATTACCACCACTACCAATACCTTGTTCTGTAAAAACATTCATAGTTAATAATCCTACAACTAAAGTATTTGCATTTGTTTGATTACCTTGAGATGTTATTTCGCCAGACCCAAAACTTACTTCGCATTGAACAAAACTTGCATTACCAATTGAATCAAATGCTTGGTTACTAAATACAACAGGAATAACAGGACTGCTTGCTAATTCTGTTGCTAATCTTCCTTCAATGGTAGATCGTACTGTATTAAGATCGGTTGCTGACATTATTTACTCCTTATAATTCTTTTTAATTCTTTTGGAATATAACCAACTGTAAGTTGTTTGGCTTGTAATTCTGGAAAGCCTTTTATGGTCTGTTGTCTTGTTCTGTATCTACCTTTCCAACTAGGTGGTAACGCTGTTCCATAAATTACTGGTTCTGCATATTCCATTCTATTTATAATTGTGCCTCTAAATTTACCTATATCAGTTTTCCAATCATTTCTTAAATTACCAGTTTCGCCAACAGGTGTAGCTTTCTTTGCCAATGCTGTCCACTGTAATGTTGTTTTCTGTACAAGCTCTTGTACTGCTTCTGCCATAAGATCGTCTATCTGTTCTAACTTAATTTGTCTAACCATGGTTACCTCAAGACAAGTTCAAAGCTTATAGGTGTATTATTTTGCTCATTTACAGAAATACTTATAATTTTAAATTCAACACTACTTATAACAACTCTATCTTTTGTGGTTGGTACAAATGAAAGGTCGCCAGCAGATATAGTTAAAATTTTATCTTGAGACTCTATAAGATCATTTACCTCAGACCTATTTACATTATTCAACGAACCTTTAATTATTGTATCAGAAGTTGTTTCTGTTATAGCACCAGTAGTCGTATTGTATGAACCAGCAGTAACTTGCCTTATGGTTACATCTCCACCAAGCTTACTTAGTGTTTTTGATGCAGCTTTTTTTAAGGCATTAGCAAGGCTCATATTAGATAAGCAACAACAGTACCACTTGCAAGTGTAATGCTAGTAATTACACCTTCAATTTTACAGTTGGATTTTAGATCAATGCTTGTTAGATCGCCAGTTATATTCTCTGCTACTAAAGTTGCAATTTCAGAATCTTTGATTGCTTGAACACAACCAAATCGACCTGTATGTGCATCTGTATCATTAATGATTTTGGCAGCTGGATAGTAGCTCATTGTTAACTCCTTTTAATTGCGACATTGCCGGGTCCACTTATTCGTAAACCAGTAAAGTACCGTTCAAATAGTGGTGGTACTCTATCAGCACCAACCGAACCATAAAAATTCGGTGTTGCATCAAGATTACCGATTTTAACATTTTTAAAATCTTCAAGACCACTTAATCCTAAACCATTACGATTATTATTCAAGTAGACAGCAAGTATGACTTGTGCCTTTTGTACTTGCTCTGGTATTTCTGTTTCAGAAAAATAATCTGTGGATATTCTAAATGGGAAACCTATTGAATATGTATTTATATAAGTGTCTGGTTTTCTTACCCCTTGTCTTGGCCACTGTAATGCTTGTGTATTAGTTACTCTTGCGCCTAAAAATCTTTCTCGATCAACTCTGACCGCAGCAGTATATAAAGCTCTGTTTTTATTGTCATCATTAGAAGTATCCCATGCAACTACATCATCATCTGCAACAAGACCTTCTACTATTGAATTTGCATCTGCCAAAGTAATATAACTGTTAGCTGATGCTCCGCCTACTGTTGCGTCTATCGAGATTGCCATTTTGTTTTACTTTGGTTTTCTTTTTTTTAGAGGAAGCAGAGACTACCAATTTGGCAGCCTCTTGTTCTCTCATACGCTTAAAAGCGAATATGCCCATTAACTTGAAGCACCCTTAAGTGCAACGAAATTAATAACAATAGCTTCACTTAAAGAACCACCAGAAACATTTGTTACTGTAATTCCAAAAGAACCTGCAGCGATTGCTGAAACTCCTACTAAGTAAGAACCAGCAGTACCACCAGAACCATGATTAACTACTACAACATCTGTTGCAGCAATTTCACTATTGGTAACTGTAAATGATACTTCTGCAGCAGCAGCCAAAGCTGCGTTGTTCATAGTGATCTGACCCGACTCTGTATTAAGAGTTACACCTGTAGATTTGTTTGTTGCTTGTGTTACTGTACCGCCTTTTGTTGGTCCAGTTAACTTACCAGCAGTAACCTCGAATAAACTTGGCATGATTTAATTACCTTTAGTCTTGAGTGGATACGTTGGTAGCTCTTACGATACCAATGTTTTTTGTCTCGTAAACTTTCGACCAATTAGCTACGGTTGCAAGTTGTGTTCTGTTTGGGTTTGTTGTTGTAACAGCCCACTTTGAACCAACTG